GATGGCTCACGCCATCTGCTGGACGTGCTGCGCAATGTCTCGCACCCCAAACAGCGCCAGATTACGCGCATGGATGCCGCTGTGCTGGCCCGCCACCGTCCGCGCTGGCGCAGCGACAAACCCAAGAGCGAAATCCTGCATTACCTGTACGACCCGTCTCGTGGCGCGGAGTTTGAGGTTTGGCCGCCTGCTTTGAATGGCACGCAAATTGAAATCAGTTACGCCGCCCTGCCCCAGACCATCACGGATGCCGCAAGCACGCAGGATTTGGCACAGGAAGGCGAACTGGCTCCGGCGCTGACCGATTACGTGCTCTATCGCGCCTTCCAGAAAGAGGCCGATACGGTGCCTGCCTTTCATGACCGCGCCGCGCTGCACCTGGCGCAGTTTCAAAACGCGCTGGGCGGCGCAGGCAGCGGATAACACCGCCCTCAGCCCCAAAAGCAAAGCCCCGTCAGTTGGTAGCTGGCGGGGCTTTTCGTTTCAACCCCTATCACAGACATAGGAGCATGAATGGATTTTAACCTTGGAGGATGGGTTGTGGAAGCACTGACCATCATCGAATCCAGCACGCACCTGAAAATCATTGCCTACGGCTTGACGCTGGCGGTCATCATGCGTGCCGCAGCCTGTTTTTTGTCCGCATTGAAAAAGGGAAAGCGCAAATTAGCGCCATAGAGAAAATCATGAGACTGCTGAACAAATCAACACGGCTGTACACGCTGGCTTGGGCTTTCTGGTTTGTGTTGCTGCTCTGGGTCATCCGCTGGTGGTAATGGCAACCGATCCGCGCCGTGATCTGGCCGCCGCGCTGATGGAACGCGCTCGCCGCGCCAGAGGCCAGCGCTTGAAATACTACCGGCCCTACCCCAAACAGCGCGACTTTCACGCGGCGGGCGCAATGTATCGGGAGCGGCTGTTGTCCGCTGGCAACCAGAGCGGCAAGACGCTGTGCGCTTCTTATGAGACCGCCATGCACCTGAGCGGCCAGTATCCCGATTGGTGGACGGGCAAACGTTTTGACCGCCCCGTGAACGGGCTGGCCGCTTCGGTTTCGGCTGACCTGACCCGCGATGGCGTGCAGCGCCTGCTGCTGGGGCGACCGGGTGTGTCCGATGAGGCAGGCACCGGCAGTATCCCGCGTGATTGCATCGTGGAAACCCGCCCGCGCACAGGTGTGCCCAACGCCCTTGCGCACGTCACGGTACAGCACGTCAGCGGCGGCAATTCGACGTTAAAGCTGATGAGCTACGAGCAGGGGCGGGAAAAGTTTCAGGCCGATACGCTGGATTTTGTCTGGCTGGACGAAGAGCCGCCCTACGACATCTACACCGAAGCGCTCACCCGCACCAATACCACGCTCGGGCCGGTGTACCTGACCTTCACCCCGCTCAAGGGGGCCAGCAATACGGTGCGCCGCTTCACGCAAGAAAAGCCGCAGGGCACGACGGTGATTTTCATGACGCTGTTCGATGCGCTGCATTACACGCCCGAGCAGGCGCAGGCCATCATCGATTCCTACCCTGCGCATGAAAGGGAGGCACGGGCCTTTGGCAAGCCGGTCTTGGGGCGCGGCGCGGTGTATCCCTTCGTACAGTCGGCCCTGTCGGTTCCGGCATTTTCCCTGCCCGATAGCTGGCCGCGCATTTGCGGGATGGATTTGGGCTGGACACACCCGACCTGCGCGGTGTGGCTGGCGCATGACCGCGATACCGACATTGTGTATGTGTACGACGTGTACGCGCAATCGGAGGTGGTGCCTGCGGTGCATGCCAGCGCCATCAAGTCGCGCGGAGACTGGATACCCGTCACCTGGCCGCACGATGCCATGCAGGCGCAGAAAGACACCGGTCTGCCTTTGCGCGATACCTATCGTGCGGAAGGCGTGAGCATGTTGATGGAGCGGGCGCAATTCGAGGACGGCTCCATTGGCGTTGAGGCGGGCATTCAGATGATTGCCAACCGCATGCAAAAGGGCCAGTTCAAGGTGTTTGAGCACCTGGAGCGTTGGTGGCAGGAGTACCGCGAGTACCACCGCAACGAATCCGGTGTCATCGTCAAAGAGCGTGACGACGTGATGGACGCTACGCGCTACGCCATGATGAGCCTGCGCTTTGCCCGACCCCGCGCGGCCAGCGCAGATTTTCATCACAAACGCTACCGCGAAAGCTGGCGGGTGTGACCACGCACACCACAAAAGCAAAGCCCCGACTGTTTGCAGCAGTGCGGGGCTTTTTTGTATTCGTCCCTTGAGCAAAGGAAGAAGGACAAGTGGAATCTTACCTCAAATTCATACGCGAGATACGCATCATGGCGACACAACTGCCCAAGTGGCGATTTATCACGCTGGCGATGATTGGTCTGTTTTTTGCGCTGGGTTATCTGGCGGGCAACCTGCACTGGATACGCTGGTGGTAAGCATGACTGACACCGCCATCAACGCCCTTGACCTGCTGGACGGCCCGGCCACGAACACCGCCCGCCACAGCGACGACAAAGCGCCCCACGACCCGCACGCCCTGTCTGTTGCGCGGCTGGAGCGCTGGCTGGATGAAATCGGCCACCAGCCCGCCTGGCGGCGCGAGGCCGACAAGTGCGCCGATTACTACGACAACAACCAGCTCGATGCCGAGACGCTCTCGGAATTGCAGTCGCGCGGGCTGGGGGCGCTGATGACCAATCTCATCAAGCCCACGGTAGATACGGTGCTGGGCATGGAGGCCAAGACCCGCACTGATTGGATGGTCAGCGCCGATGACGATGCGTGGACGGACGTGGCCGATGCCCTGTCTGCCAAAATCCACGAAGCCGAACGCGAGACCGGCGCCGATCACGCCTGCTCCGAAGCCTACGCCGGTGCCATCAAAACCGGTTTTGCGGCGGTGGAAGTGTCACGCAGCAGCAACCCCTTTGATTACCCCTATCGTGTGCTGCCCATTCACCGCAGCGAGATTTTCTGGGATTGGCGATCGCGCCAATTGGACTGGTCAGACGCCCGTTATGTGGTGCGCAGGAAACGCTTTGATGCCGACCATCTGGCGGCATTTTTCCCCGAGCACGCCGAATTCATCCGAACCGCTGCCCAACAGCCCAACTGGCAGGATATGCTATCGACTGAATCGCGCCTGTCTGCGCAGCACCTGCACGCGCTGGATCAGGGCAGCCGCGTGACCTGGGATGATCTGGATTGGCGCGATACCAGCCGCCAGCAGGTGTCCTGTTTTGAGGTTTGGTATCGGGTCTGGCTGCGCGGCCTGATTCTGCGCCTGCCAGGCGGGCGCGTCATCGAGTTCAACCCGCACAACCCGCAGCACCGCGCGGTTGTCGCTTCTGGAGCCGTACAGCCGCAGGCGGCGGTGTTCGACAAGCTGCGCTGCGCCTTTTTCTGCGGCCCCATCCGGTTGCTGGACACGCCCACCAACCGGCGGCGCTTTCCGTACATTCCCTTTTTTGGCTACCGCGAAGACCTGACCGGCGTGCCCTACGGCATCATCCGTACCATGCTCAGCCCGCAGGATGAGGTCAACGCCCGCGCCGCCCGCATGATGTGGCTCATGAAAAGCCGCCGCGCCTTCATCGAATCGGACGCGCTGGACGAGCAGTACAACACGCTGTCGCAGGCCAGTTATGAGCTTGGCAGGTCAGACGCCATGATTGTGCTCAGAAGCGGCGGCTTGGGCAAAATGCGCATTGACGACAATATGGAGCTGTCGGCCCAGCAATTCCAGATCATGCAGGAAAGGAAGGCTGCCGTGCAGGAGGCGGCAGGCGTGTACGCGGCCATGCTGGGTCAGAACAGCAACGCTTCCAGCGGCACGGCCATCAACAGTCTGGTTGAACAGGGTACGACAACCCTTGCCGAAATCAACGACAACTACCGGCTGGCCCGCCGTCTGGTCGGCGAAAACCTGCTGGCGCTGCTCAAAGAAGACATGACCGACCCGATGGACATCGTGGTGGACACCGGCATGCAAAAACGCAAAGTGGCGGTCAACGTTCCCATGGTCTCCGAGGCAGGCCAGCCGTACAGGGAAAATGACGTGCAGGTGGCCCCGGTCAAGGTGGCGCTCTCGGATGTGCCGTCCACCCCCACGTACCGCGCCCAGCAATTTGCGCAACTGTCCGAAATCGTCAAATCCATGCCCCCCAATATCCAGGCGCTGATGATTCCGTTCGTGGTGGAAATGTCCGACTTCTCGCGGCGCAAGGAAATTGCCGAGTTCCTGCGCCAGCAGATGGGCATTCAGAGCAACGCCGACAGCCCCGAAGCGCAGGCCGCGCAACAAGCGCAAATGGATCAGATGCAGGCCCAGCAAGAGATGCAGGAAGCGGCGGCGCAGTTGCAGATGGGATTGGCGCAGTCGCAAATCGAGGAGCGCCAGGCCCGTGCCAGGAAGCTGCTGGCCGAGGCCGAACAGGTGCTGGCGCAGACGGGGATGGCCCCCCTGCCGTCGAACGCATAGGGCTTGCTATACTCGCAGACATGAACTTACCGTGTGATCATGACGAAAAAGGCAAGGCCCCATGAAACGCAAACCATTCACCCTTGACGCAATGCCTGTTTCCCAGGAGACCCTGAAGGCGGCCCAGTTCCTGCGGCTGGTCAACGAAAACCCTGCCCTCATCAAATCGTCCCGTGTGGTTGCCCCCAAGCTGGGTGAACGTGGTTTTGGCAAGGTGATGGTTGAGTATTCCCGCCCTGTGCTGCACGCACGGTGAACACATCCATGACAACACGCACCCCACAGGATGACAATCAGCACCTGCTGCCGATAACAGCCGAGGACTTGAGCGAAGATACCATCAGGCGTGTTTTCGACATTCAGTTGCTGGAAATCAGAAATCGCACCGAAGAGTTGCAACTGCGCAATAAAGAACTTGAGCACAACTCCGCGCACGCACAGGAAATCCTGCATGCACAAGAGCGTGACCGCAACGCCGCACGGGTACATATCCGCAAACTGCGCTATGGCAATCTGATTTTTGCGGCCTTGGCAACGGTGCTGGTAACAGCCTTGGTGACAGCGGCAATGGTGCTGGACAAAGACCAATTGGCAGCAGATCTGCTGAAAATTACCATCTCGATTGTCGCCGGTGCTGTCGGCGGTTACGGCTTTGCCCGTTCCAGACGGTATAACGTAGATGATGATGAATGAGCGTTCACCAGGAATAACCATAAATTCGCCATGTATCGCGTAGGCTGGCCGTTCTGGAAACTACTCGCCAAGGCCGGACTGCCTGTGCGACTTGTGCTGACAGCTCATTACAACATCAACGAAAAACCGTGCTACTGGGCGAATAGTCCAAATATCGAAGGCGTATTCATTTCTGGTGATACTTTTGAAAATACCCAGCACCAAGCCCTGAATGCAGCCAGGGACCTATTTGGAGAGTTATCTTATCTAACCAGTTTTCACATACAACTGCGCCTTGTAATAAACGAAAGCAAGTTATCCCCCCCGTACCGAAGCTTCACACCATATCTGCAAATGCTGGAACAGGAAGCTGAAGAAAAGGCGCGAAAAAGCACCTGAAAACACTGATTGAACCAGACATACCATCCGTAGCAAACCAACCACGGCCCCGCCTTGTTCTGCAAGCGCGGGGTTTTTGTTGTCCACACAAAGAGGAACCATTCTCATGAACACTGATACGCAACAGGAAAGCCTGTCCCCCGATTTGCAGCGCTGGCTGGCCGATCCGCTGGCAACGAACGAGGCCGTCGATCTGGGGAAGAAGGCAAAAGGGAGGTTTCTGTATCTGCACAGCCTGCGCAAGAAAAATTGAAACAATGCGTCAATTTGATCATTAAAACTGATGTGGCGATCCTTCGTGTTCCAAGATTGGCGCATGCCTACATTAATGATCACGCAACATTCAACGCTATTGCCAAGTTCGATACTGCGCTGATGGCACAACCCGTTTGGGCAGAACGGCCATTGACCGAACGGTTCGATGCGGCCCTGCGGGCGTATGAAACCATACATGGGCAACTAACCCATGCGGAACCTATTGAACTGACCGATGAGGTATTAGGCATGATCGCCAGAGATGCCTATGAACGGTGCGCAAAAAAATTGTAAATGTTGGATGTTGAACATGTCGAAACCGTAATTTAAAACACAGCAATTCCCGCCCCGCCTTCTTCGGAACGCGGGGTTTTTTTATTGTCTTCACACAACCCACAACACGAGGAACCTTTCTCATGAACACTGATACGCAACAGGAAAGCCTGTCCCCCGATTTGCAGCGCTGGCTGGCCGATCCGCTGGCAACGAACGAGGCCGTCGATCTGGACGCGCTGGAAC